CGGGCCGAGGGTTTGGAATTTTATAGGATCATAACCTTAATAATGGATAAAATTTATTAATGATTTGTAAATAATAATAATATAATATATAAAATGAAATGGCTTATAAAAGAAGATTAAATGCAGCATATGTACCGCAGCTCCCACCATCTAAACAGTTTGGTCCAGGAGTGATATTCGACACTTTAAAATCTATTAACCCTAACACAAATATTACTAAAGATGATTTAGCTCAAGCCGCTAAAGCTATAGCTCTTAGAGAAGCAGTTAAGGCTGGTAAAATCGTTTATGATAAAGGACAAGAATACTTAAATAAAAGAAAAGGGAATAAATCACCTAACAGAAATAAAATTAGGGAAGAAGGAATGGTTTCAGAATATGGTGGTTATGCTTTAAGTAACTCTCCAAGTCCTGTTAAGGCTGAGTTTAAATCTGGTATAAAGCCTAATGTTTATGTTAGTGATTATCAACAAGCTGAAAATGGAAAGTGTGTTCCTCTGCATTTAACAGCTGCTAGAATAACTTTTCCTACAGTTACTGGTCAAACATTATGTGATTATTTTAAAGAAATAATTGCTTTTGATGTTCAAAGTAAAGCTCAAGCTAATGTTAGTTTTAATTTAAATATATCTACAGATTTTACCACTGATAAAATTCTGTCAGTTATGAATGATACTATAAGAGCTTTTCAAGTTTACTTTAGTTATAATGCTATATTATCTTATCACTCTAATCCTAATAACAGGAATGAGGGAATTATAGCTTTAAGAAATTCTATAGACGCAACAGCACTAGAGAAATTATCAAGACTAGCTAGAAGGTTAATGGATACTCCAATACCTCCAAACTTATATAAGCTTATTAGATTTATGTCGTGTATATATACTACTGGACCTATTCCTGGTGCTCCTTTAATTATGGTAGTTCCTTGGGGTTTAGATAGTTCTACTGCACTTGAATCGAATATTTTAGATTATGTTTATAATGCTATATGTAATACTGATTATGAAGAGATATTTTCATTATTACGTAGATCAGTTCCACAATGGATACCTAGAACTTTAGAAGATCTACCAGTGGTTCCTACTTATAGCGCTAACTTTTCAACTGTGTTCGCAAATCTACCTGCTAATGGGTTATTTAATGGTGTTACCTATCCTACAGTTAGTGTTTCTGATTCCACAACAGATGTGGATTATTGTAGTTACACAAATGAACTTGATGGTGTATTATACTCACTTAAGTCAATATGGAATACTTCAGTATCTAGATATGAACCAGGATTAATTATACCTGCTCATCCCACTACTGGTACTTCAGCTTCTTTCTCTACACGTAGATCTTTCAGTTCTAATAATAATGGTGTTCACGCTTTTAGATATCCTAAAGATGATCAAGATATTATAGATTCTAGACCTGAAGTAATAAAAGATATTTATGATTTGACAGCTAATTATGCTTATTCTGCTACTGCCATACATTTACCAGCTACTGATAAATGTAAAGGAGTTAATATTAACTCTGTAACGGAAACATGTTTTAAAGCTGTTGATTATTTAATGTCTCTTGATACGATAAGACCTAATTTAAATAAATCTTTAAAAGGTAAATAATTTAAAATAACAATACTTAATAATATATATCATGAATTTAAATAATGACTCTCAGGATTTTGTTACTACCGATTCAGAGAAGAAGAAGAAGAAACGTTATGGAAAGAAAAGACAGAAGAGGAAAGATGAATCATCTGCTGACCGTAATCAAAGGAAGAAAGAGAGCTCATCTAATGATTTGGGTGTTAATACCTTCAAATTTCCTGGTATCTTAGAGCTTGATTTAAATCAGGAACAAAGTATGAGGGTTAACACACTATTATTAAATTTAAAGAATGGTTCAAATGTTATACATTCTACACCACTTTTAAAACAATATGGTGAAAAGTTTATTATAGATAAATGGAATAAAATATTCCATAATAATAAGTATAAGATTAATAAAGTATTATTAGATATTGAAATGGAGCAGTTAAAGAAGATAGGTCCCCGATCTATCGCTTTAAAATGGGATCTTAGAAAAGATTCAATCATTGATAACTTCGAACGTCATGATAGAGAGTATAACATAATTGACTCTACTCCAAAAGGTGTTGAGCTTAAGAGTTTGAATCCTTTAAGCTTAGCTAATTCTATTGATAAATTGAAGAATAGTACAAGTTCGGGTTTACCATTCCTTACAAAGAAAGGAAAAGTTAAAGACTTTATGTTTACTGAATTTGAAACTCTTCTTAAAAGGAAAGACCCTGCACTATTATTCACTAGAACTCAAGAACAGCTTAAAACAAGGACTGTTTGGGGTTTTCCTATCGCTGATACTATTAATGAGATGATGTATTATAGTCCATTATTAAATGTTCAGAGACAATTATCATGGAGAGCTGCATTAAATACTTATGACGATATAGATAGAGCAGTAACTAAAATACTTAAGCATGCGAAATCAAACGACAAAACTATTGTTAGTATAGATTTTTCTGCTTATGACTCTAGTGTAAGTCCTAAGCTTCAAAGTGATGGTTTTAAATACATCAAAGAATTATACGGTGATAAATATTCTGATGATATAGATTATATTAATGAACGTTTTACAACTATCGGTTTAGTCACTCCAGATGGTGTATTTCACGGTAAACATGGTGTTCCCTCTGGATCTGTTTTCACTAATGAAATTGACTCTATAGTTCAATTTCTAATAGCTAAGCAATCTGGAGTTATTGACCCAGAGCTAACTCAAATACAAGGAGATGATGGTATATATTCAGTGAATATTAAAGATGTAGATAGACTGTTTAAAGAATTTAGTAACGCTGGACTTACTGTTAATAAAAGTAAATCAGTTACTAATTCAGATTATTGTACATATCTTCAAAACTTATATCATATAGATTATGAGAATAATGGAGTTGTACATGGTATATATCCAATTTACCGAGCTATAAATAGGTTATTATATCAAGAGAGATTCGCTAATTTAGATGATATGGGCATTTCTGGTTCTGATTATTATTCAATCAGAGCTATATCTATATTAGAAGGGTGCAGATATCATCCTATGTTTGAAGAATTAGTGAATTTTGTTTATAAATTAGATAAATATAAACTAAATCCTACTGTTGATGGAATTAATAAGTTTACTAAGATGCGAATTAATTCTACAGGTCAAGAGGGTTTAATTATTAATCGTCCCGGAGATACATCTAAAGGTATTAATAATTTTGAGACAGTTAAAATATTAACTAATCTTAGATTAAGAGACCTTAAAATAATTCAATCCTCTATTGAAAGAGTATCGAAAAACAAGAATTATGAATCAGTTAAATTATTTAAAATGTTAAATAATCTAATTGATGCGGTTGATGATGGAAAGAATAAAATTAAATTGGATAGGGATAAATCAATTTTAGATTATGAAATGTTATCAGAGGAGTTCAACGATTAATAATTAAATAGCTAACTGTACTAGTGGGGGT